CGATAGGTCAAACGATAAGGCGTAACTGCCTGACCCCGATTGACCAAGCTGTAAAAAGTTGGCCATAAATGCGTTAACCATCTCGGTGTTCTCGGCGTCAACGCTGCCTTGGATTCTAGACGGGTCAAATGAGTTTAGGCTTAGCTCAAGCTCCCAGCCCTCGGGCTTAGTAATATAGTTTTGCTCGTGAGTTAGGTAGCGCTTTAAAACATTAACGCCTTGGTTAAACTGATCCGTTCCCTCTAATCCGTCTGGTACGGTTAGGATGGGAGTTGGCACGGCGAATTTCTCTATCCCAATTGCCATTAGCTTTAGATAGGTGTTTTTCCTTAGCCAAGGACCATAGCAGGGGCGGAGCATGGAAACGCCCTCGAAGTTATCGCCCTCCTTATCTAAGCTAAAGAGAGTTAAAAACTTAGCCGGGATAACGGTAACCTTTTGAAAATCCCCGTATGCGTATTGGCTAACGCTTTGAAGCTGCGACTCTTCGTCTAGATTCCAATACTCAATCGTGCGTTGGGATCTATAAGCGAACGTCTTAAACTTGATTATCTTTTCCTTACCCCACCTACGCCCGTCTGCAACTTGATGAACGCGCTCGAATAATGAATAACCATACGTTGTCATGGATAAGATCTCGTGAAGCAACGCGCGCCATGACTTATTTCTATTATTGAATATAGCTTCCCTAACAAAGTCGGCCATTAATTCGTCTTTAGGGTCGTCCGACGCGGACTCGACTTCCCAGTTAGCGCCCTTGATGGGGTTGTTAACTGCGGATAAACACATTTTAATCTTAGCGTCCGAGCGGCGCATCTTATCAAAGATATCCATGCCCTGCGTTCCGCTAAGCTGATCCAAATACTCTTCGTTTAGGATGCCGGAAATTAGGTCGGTTCCGCTTGACCCCTGTGCCTCGGCGTTGACTACGCGAACTTTATTAGATTTTTCACTTAGTGTGATTGGTTTAGGTTTTAAAAAATCCCAGAATGCCATTGTTTACCAGTCCCCTGAGTCTATATTAAGTATTGTGGGTATGACGCTAGACTTAGAGTCGCTCATTCCCTTAAAAGATCCAACCTTTTTTGTAGCTTTTCTTCCGTAATTGGCCAAAGCCAAGCTATCGGAACTATCGGGGGATGATCGTCCGGTTCTTTTTTTATAGTCATCTTTGCCTTCGATCACAAACCGCCCTTTAGAGTCAAATCTGTAAAGTATTGTTGGAAGCTCCTCTAAATATACATTATCAGGGAGTAAACATAAATCATCCTTAACGTCTTTGCCGAGTTCAACGAATAGCTTGGCCTTTAAGTTTGCGTAGACCTTGCGGTCTGACTCAATGGGACAACGCTCCCCGAAGTGAACCTCCCTAAGAATAACGCGCTCTGGTATAACCTTGTCTCTTCTTCGTTCTTTTAGTTGGTCGTAAACCCCGGAACCTATTCCGGTGGCGTCAACGACGATGGTTTCTCGGGCTCTTCGATCTAGAGAATTAATAATGTTTACTATGGTTCCCGTTACCTCCGCCGTGTCGTGTTTTACTAGTTCTTTTCTAAGCGTTACCTGACTCCCCTCAATAACGGTGATAACCGTTGAATCTGTTCCGAATCTTGCCGGGTCAACGCCTATGGATCTAAACCCTTCTTTGCTCGTATCCGTTCTTTGCTGTGCCTCCTCAATGTGAACCATTTTGACAATCGCGTTGTCGTCTTCGTCTGGAAACTCGCCCAGTACTTTTGACACGAATAGCGGGTGATCGAGCCCCCACTTAATTGCACAGCTTAGGACCCACTGCGTAGTGATTAGCCTTGATTGCACAATCTTGTATTGCTTAATGTGGCTCATTCTGTCTTCGTCGTTTGATATTGACTTAAGAATATCAAGCTCGGCCGAAAGGCGATCCATCGTAGTAATTCCGTTGGCCTTTAGGTTGGGGCTATCAAAGCACGAGAGTTTGATTTTTTTATAGTTCGGCGATTGAAAGCAATTGTAAAACGGCGATGATTTTGACGTTGGGTTTCCTATGGCGATGAACTTCGTATTGGCCGACGTTAATAACCCCTCGACTTGAATCCACCGCTGAGGGGAAATCCCAGTGGCCTCGTCGAAGATTACTACAATCATATCGCCATGAAACCCCTGAAACCGCGAGTTCGTTCCCTGCGAATCGCCCGCCCCCCCAGCGTCGTCCTTAGGCGACATACCTAGGGCAAACCAATCGGTATCCATTTTCCACTCGATGTTTAACATGTCGCCGCCAAGCGGTATTTTAGACGTTCTGTGTCCCGTTCTTATTTCAGACCATAAAAGCTTTTCTACCTGGAGAAACGTCGGTGCCGTTGTTATTATCTTAACGCCAGGGTTAGACGACCCAATAGCAAGAACAACCTTGGCCATGGTGAACGTTTTCCCCACGGCATGGCAGGCGGATACGACCACGCGGTCGTTCTTGGATATGGCTCTGCATATGTCTTTTTGATATGGCTCAAGAGTTTCGACGCCCTGAATATTCTCTATGTGAAAAACAATGTCGTTTTGAATCAGGTTTAGTTCGCGGTCGTTTAGCATTTAATCAGAGCCAATAAGTTCACTTACCGCCAAAACAAGACTAAGCACAGGGATAACCACAAGTACAAACACTGGGAACGCGACCACGTAGATCAAAAACGGAAACAAACAAATAACCAAGCTTCTTACTGACTTCACGTTTAATACCCGGGCCGTTAAGCTTCCTTCTTGGTTTTGGCAGCGTTTTTAATAAGGTCAATAAGAGACTGACTAACGTTCTCAACCTCGGGGTCAATCTTCTTGTCAACCATATCGAGATGTTGTTTAGATAGCCAGATCATCATTGTGCAATTCCCCTCGACTACTTTTTTCCACATATGCCTGCGAAGGGATGTCTTTCCGTGTGCTTGCCCTTCTTTTATTAGTCCCGCATAACGGCGGTACAACGTGTCAACCGAGCATCCCATAACAAGGGCAATCTCTTCTTGAGTACAATGAATGGATGCTAGTTTTTTAATCTGCTCTTCGTCAAGCTTTAGCGTTGGTCGTGCCATATGATATTATACTTTAATTAATTTCATTTTGTAATTATTTATTTTATTATCTATTTGTAGATCTTTTTTCCGTATTAATTTGTTGTTTTTAAATTTTGAATAATCAACGTGATGTTGCCACCTATTCCATTTTTTTGTAATCCTACAAACATCTGGATGCTGTTTTTGAAGACTTTTTGCCATTTCTAGTCTTCCATCAAATCCGTTTTTTTGTTTATATAGTTCGTCTGTATTTCCACCTTTTAAAATCATGGTGCCCATTTTAGATGCTAAAAAAGCATTAAAAAGAATGGTGCAGTGCCCGTCTTTTAGTATTCTTAGGCTAAGATCTGTGTCTTCGTTGTATCGCCCGCGCCATCTGTAATTAGTTTTATTGTCCAATAATATACAAGAATATACTCGGGTATTTAATCTGAACGGTTTTATTTTTGAATTTCTTTGATCAACAAAAGTGTGATAATTGGGTCCGGCCATTAGAACATTTTCATATCTTTCAACGAAATCTTCCATTATCTTAAACACTGTTCCGTCACCGACATAATATTTTAAATTATTGTTGAACCTAAAAAATGACCTAATGTTGTCGTCCATTATCCAATGGCGTTCATGGCCTTCTTTGGTTGAATGATCCCACACCCAGTTTCTCGCCGGTATGCCTCCTTGTCCAAGATTAGAAAATGGAAGGACAAGAATTTTTTTAATATCAATCACTTTTGAATACAAATCAAATTCTTGTGGTTCAATTACTATTCGGTACGGAACTCCAATTTTTTCAAGCGCCTTACTGGTGTGTCTTAATTTATATCTTCCTTTAGAAATTATATAAATAGGATATTTCGGATTCATTGCTGTTCGCTTTTATATTCTATCCCGACAAGTTTATTTTTTTCAATATTTGGATACCAAATTGTTTTTGTTTTTTCTGTTACGTCTATTTTAAGAATAGATGCAAATTTAATAAAATCTTCATCGTTTTGAAAATGCACATGAACGGTTTTATGCGCCGTTTTGTCTACATGATTAAACTCAGGCATTCCATCCCATTCTTGATTTTCATCAAACGGTTGGTCTTCTAGAGAAAATAGTCTAAACCCCAACAAATCAACATTAAAGTCATCGTCAAAGTCTTTAATATCTACCTTGATGCTATCAAGATCCAACTCAGCCCATGCCGCGATAGAGTTATCAGAAACCACGTCGGCATATTCTTGCTCGTGCGATTCGTACTCTTGAAAGTTAACCGGGACCTTATCCCAACCCATAAGCTTAGCGGCTTCGATGCGACCGTGGCCAGAAGTTACGAACCCGGTAACCTTCGATACCTTAACTGGATATCGCCAACCCTGGTATTCTAATATTTGGGCCAATCTTTTAATTTGGTTTTCTGAATGTTTATTGGGATTCTTGGGGTGTGACCTTAATTCTTTTACGCTAACTAACTCGTCGTAAGTGCAATGTATCTTCATATCAACA